TCAAAAAGCTGTTGTTCAGTTTTGAGGCCAAATTCTTTCATCCTTGCAGGACCTAAATTCCCATGCATATTTACTTGAAATAGTCCATACGATCTGTCCAAGCCAACAGGATTAAAAGCTTCTGTACGGCCACCAGATTCGGCTAGAGCGATGGCCGTCATCGTTGGAATTTTCTCCGGTGCTACTCCCTGATTTCTCAGTAAAGACGCAATTTGTTGTGCTTTTAATTGTGCCATGAGTACGAATTAAAATTATCGGAAATTGTTTGAAAGCATCAACCTGGTGCCGACAGCAACATCAGCGGGACCCGGTAATGCTTGGATAAACTCAGCGCCTTCGCGATTGAATCGATATCGAGCCTGCTCGGGGTTACGATAATTAGGAACATAAAGGTGAAGTGCTAAACGATCTGTCTCGTACAAATAAATTGCGGACCAAGTTTTTAATGTCTCTCTAAAATCAGATGTCGCAATTGTCCGATCCACATCACCAGCAATGCTTTCAACACGGCTGCGTGGCACTGAATTGTTATTGACACTACCAGTCATGTCAGTGCGCTTTTCAGCCTCATCGCACCGACTGACTTGCTCCACAATTTTTGAATACCAGTAAGAGTCAGGAATATTATTGATAGCCTCTTCTAGACGAGCCTGATCTCCAGCCGGTACTGACGTTAGGTTATAGCCTAAATGCCAACGTACTTTTGACTTAAGAAAGGTATCTAATTGCATTACTTAAACAGAATGCGTTACTGGTATACCCTCTCAGATATATCCAATAACACACTAGCACGCGCAAATAATTACTCGACTCGCACTAAATTTTCCTTAAAAATTTCATCCCAATCAATACGCTTGATAGCCCTTAGCTGCTCTAATTTTTGAAATCTCTCGCCAGGTAAAGATAGTTGGAGATCTTTGATATCGCGAGCTGTTTTGAGGCCAACTCCAGGTAATGTGTCTGCAATTTGGCGGGCACTCGCCGTGTTGATGTTGATGCGAACATCAAGAGGAAATGTTTCTTTTTTGGTAGGAATTGCGGGGTTGACCCCTTCGGATTGAAGTTGTTCCGTGAGACGCTCCTCTGTCCTAAGTTTTTCAGTTGTTGCCTCCAAATGAGGCGTGAGGTCAGATTCCTCGATATACAAAACCTCATCTTGAGAATCAACACACATGACGATTCCATCGCCATGCTTGGAAACCATCTCGACTAAACCGCCAGTGACACGGTATTGATACAGCATTGGTGTAATTTAAGTCTCTGCTAAGCCTAACAAACTAAATCTTATCTCACAACCCAATAAAAAAGGGGCTCACTGAGCCCCCTCGTATAGATTCGAAAAATGAATCAGGTGTCGCTACCGCCAACTTGAGAGGCGAAGTCAACGAAGGTCTGGATATCGTTCCAGCTCGCAGCAGCAGCCGGACGCAGATAGTTGACGCGGCAGACCAGGAAGCCCGCTTTGCCAGCATCTTTGTCGTCAGAGCTGATGAACACACCATCACCGGTAATAGTGGTGTTAGTGATGGCGTCGACGTTATACACCTTGAAGGTGGTATCAGCCGTCACCTTGAAGAACATCGAGTTCGCTGCGTCTGCAGCAACGATGCCAGCGGTGGTGACAGTGGACCAGAAAGGCAGGTCGCCGGTGGTTGTATCGCTAGAACCCTGGGCAATAGCCGAAGAGGCAATTGTCAGACTGGCACTAGCAGCAGCCAAACCGTTGGCTTGAGTCGCGGGAACACCAAAGGGCACACCAGCGTTATCCGGGCCAAGGAGCAGGAGCTCAGTAGAGGTACCACCCAGAGCGCAAGTCACGGGCGATGCAGGATAACCGGCGAGGCCACCAGAGGGGATATCTTCAGCAAGCGCTAAAGAGGCACCGTAGACGTAAGCGGGGCGAGCTGCACTCGCTTGCACAACCAGGGAGGTACGGTTGTCGCGAACCCGATCATCAGTACGACGGTCGGGGGACGGGACGGTGATGCTGAAGCTCTTAAAGCTGGCTTTATCGGCAGCCAAGTTATCGATCTTGACAAAACCAATCAGCTCATAGGCTTCAACACCAGGCCATCCGTACACACCTTCATGGTTGTAGGAGGAGAGGCGATTAATCTCATTACCGGGCTGCAGAATAGCACCGGCTTCTTCTTTGTAAGTTGCCATTTTTAGTTACCTCCTACCTCAAATGATGGTGAAAGCAGCGGTCACGAAATCCTTGTTCAGGTTCGCGAAACCGGCGTACAGCTGCCAAATCAAGATGATGAAGCGGCTGAAATCGTCGTTGTTGTTGATCAGAACTTGAGCGTTCGGACCACCGATGCCCACGCCAACTGCTTGAGGACCAAAGAAAAGCGCTGGAGGAGTGTCGTGAGAAATAGCGCCACTACCATCGCCAGTGTTCACAGTGATGGTCTTGCTGGCGAAGTTAGTGGATTCGAAGAACCGCACACCTTCAAACACAAAGCCAGAAGGCATAACAGGTTCGCCAGCCACAAATTGAGCCTGGCCATACTGACCGCCGCCATAGATGGAGGCGTTGGGGGCCATAGCACCCATCAGGGGGTTGGGCATGCCGGTGCCAGGATAACGCGCAACTTCGCGGAAGCCTTGATCAGCACGCAGATCCTTCATAAACGAGGGATCGGCGATGCAACGATAATAGCCATCGGCGAAGACGGGCACGTTACGCTTACGCAGGCTCTTCACAACGTTCAGAAGGTCAGTCTTCACGTTGAACTTAAAGCGCTCGGAAGCGAATTCAGTGGCAGTGTAGGCGGTGAGAGTCGTGGAAGAGGTCTTGGACTTGTTGTTCGGGTAGTAGAAACCACCTTGGGTATCAGAAGATTGACCCCGTGATTCAGCTTTGAACAGTTCGTCCAGGAACACACGATCACGCCAGCGGCGATAGTCATCGAGCAAAGTCAGCGAGCCGATGGACTGGTGGAACATATTTAAGTTCCCGGTGTCCAACAGCAAGCGCTGAGCCGTCATCAGAGTCTCGCGAGCAATCTTGAAGGTGCTCGGGAGAGTGGTGTTGTTCGGGTCGGCGGGACCGGTGTACTCACGGAGAGACACCAGCACCTTGTCCTTCACAATAGACCGGCTGTTGGCAGTACCAATGGTTTGATCCTGGGTACGCTCACGGCTGGTTTTCGTGCCGGGGTTACCGAAGAAGCGGTAACGATCCAGTTGGACGGTTTGACCAGGCTGTTTGGTGAAGTCGTGGACGACCACAGGCTCGCAAGCCATTTCCACGATATAAGCCGGATGGGGACGGTACAGCTCCGCGCCCAGCAGCTTGGGAAAGTCGTTATCAATAAACATGTTGGTTTCTCAGCGTAGAAGAAGCTGATACCTGAGATCGATTGATCTCAAACTCAACAGCCAAAGCTGTTAAACTCTGGAACTGTTGGTTCCATTGAAAAAATTATAGCAATACTTTATCAATCCGGATTATTAAGCCTCGGGATTAAGCATCACGGGATAATTATATCCACCTAGCATATTTCCAGGGGAATACATCATTGGCTGCATTGCTCCCATGGAATGGTAAGGGTTCACAAGCCCATCAGCGGGTTGCATGTCAACTTGAGCTGCTTGGATTTCGGGATCAATGCCGGCACTCCCAGCAGCTGCCGCCATGCCCATCAGATTCATGGCTGCTTGCGCCTCGCTCTGTTTTTTTCGATTTTCAGATTTTTTTACTGCTTTTTTAGCTTTGTTATGGTCCATCATCGGCTACCTTTTTTCTGGGGCATGGGAGGAAGAATCCCCATCGGTAATTGACCTCTGGGTGGCAGGAAACGATTCATCATGTATTGCTCATTCACCAGGGCTTGGTTTTGTGTCATCTCAGCAGCTTTCAGAAACTGAGGGGTCAGTAGACCATTTCTCGGTAAAGGAGAGCCTGGTAGGTTGAGTTTGAGATAGCTAGCATCTAAATCGCTAGGCATGCGGGGTTGGGGAGCATTGGGATTCCCAACCACAGGGGGAGCTGAAGCACGAATAGCTGCATACTCGTCGACATTACCGGATTGAACCATTCTTGCGGTGTCACCAGCACCAAACGAGACCAGACCTGGAGCACCAATAGGTCCACCAGCGGTACCAACGGCAGCAAGAAATGCAGCAGCCCTATCCCCAACACTAGCTTTTTTTGATTCCATAATCCTTTTTAAATAAAAAGGGGCAGCATTTGCTACCCCTTATTTTACATTTACTCCACTAACAAATCATTCCATGACCAGGAGTTTCTGGCGGAACACCTCAGGGTTGGCCTGGGCAGCATTCAGGTAACGCCAGGCATTGGCCGGATCACGCTCAGCAAGATGGCCGAAGCTATTCCAGAAATCAACGGGATTACCCTGTTGCTGGGGTTGCGGGGGGATGGGCATCTCAGGACGCTGAGGAGCCATCGGCCTTTGATACTGCTGGCCAACTGCTTGCATTTGCGGATTACCATAACCCACTTCCTCGTCAGACACGGGATAAGGGCCGTTCTCACCGAAGAACTCGCAAGTGTAATCGGCAAGAACATCCGGATCAGTCAGGATGGTCTGATAAGCACGATGCTCGTTTGACAGCTCTTGCAGCAGATTGACAGCTTCGATTAGCTGATTATTGGTTTGGATTAAAGAGTCCTCAATTTGACAAGCGTAGTTGTTAAGAATTGCCGGAACATCGGGACCAAAATGGTCAATTACCTCAAGACTTGCGTCGCTTACTCCGTTGGCTTTCAGCTGTTGGGGGCTGATTTCCTGAGAAGTTTGGGA